AACTCATCCAGGCAATGACACGCATGATGGCATTTTTTACATTCATTTTTTGTCTTCGTCTCCATTTGTCTTTTCCTCTATTTCGTAAAAAAAATTATCTGTATCTTCAGTTCTCCACGCTCCGGTGTCCTCTACATTCCATTCGTTGTTTTGTACTTTCCAATCTGGAATATCGTTTTTAATAGTAAAAGAAGGCAAGTCCCATATACATCTATTGTTAGGTTGAGCCGCATAATTTCCATCATCTAAAGCCATGATGTGTGCACACTTATGTTCGTGTGGGATCTCTGAATGATCAGTATCTAGTATATTAGCATCTGGGTGAGCCCAGTCAACTGTAAAAAGATATGCACCATGGTGCCACTTCTTATCTTTACCAATATATTTTCCTGAAGCTGCGCTTAAGATAGCCCAACTAGTAATAGCAGGATGATAGCTAAAAGAATTCCAAAGCTCCAGTTCATCCAATCGTCTGATTGGTACGTCTTGGACTTTGAAGCCACGTTGAATAAATGCGCTAATAGGCAGGCGATAGAATATTGCGCCGTTCTCCATAAGAGCATGAAATAGTATTGCCCTGCCACCCATACTGGTAATGCCAAAGATAATACAGTCTTGAACTTCTCCGTGATGTTTTTTACAGTCATATAAATACTCCCTTCGTATTTGTGCATATGTTGCCGGAATGTTAGCATTTAAATATGCCATTACTTAATTTCACCCCAGTTTGCACCATGTTCATAATCTACTTTATTTGGTACTTTTAATTCTACTGCAGATTCCATAATTTCAATTATTTGTTCGGCCTGTGCATCAGATTCAACAGAGATATCTACCTCATCATGAATTTGTATGTGTGGTACTATACCATTTTCATACAATGCTACCATACTTTTCTTTGTCATATCTGCCGCCGATCCTTGTATTAATTTGTTTAATGCTTTGTAAGTAAATGCACGTTTTAAAGGCTCATCATATTCTTTTCTTGCTTGCTCTAAAGGTAATGGTCTAAATATACCAAATTGAGTAGGTTGCCATAGATCAAAATGACACGCTCTACCTCCCAAAGTTCTAATTTTACCTCTGTCTTCTGCCTTACGAGTTACGTTATCCATTAATTTTTTAACAAACGGAGCCTTGGCATGGTATTGTCTAATTAATTTTTCAGCTGATTCTTTTTGTAAACCTAGTTCTGACATTAATTTATTTTTACCCATACCATACATAAGTCCTAAGTTAATAGTTTTGGCTTGCTTACGCTCTATGCCTGCCATGTCTGCTACTACCTGGTGAAAGTCTGCATCACCTGTGTTGTAGGCATTAACAATTTCATCAACACCATCTAAGTTTTGTAACTTAGCATAGTGTACTAAAATTCTAGGTTCTTGTTGTGAGTAGTCAAACGATCCCCATGTTGTTTTTTCTTCTGGAATAAATATAGATCTAATCATCGGTCCGATCTCCGGGTGCCTCGCTGGTATTTGCTGTAAGTTTGGATTACTCATAGAGAATCTACCGGTAACAGTTCCACCTTGATCTGATCGTATTTGATTTATGTCTGCATGAATTCTACCATTAGAAGAATGCTTGGTAATAGAATCTATAAAAGTTGTATGGGCTTTGTTAATCTCTCTTGCGTCTGCAATAGATCTAGCTAATTCATGTGGATGGTTTTGTAAAAAGTTTTTAGTAAAGCTAGGCTCATTACTTTTTTCTGTTCTATCATATGGCAGTTTTAATTTGTCAAATGCTTTAGCAATACTACGGGCTGCATGTATCTCTACATCAATACCTGTTAACTCTTTAATTTTACTAAGAATTTTATTCTCTCTTACTATTAAATTTTTCTTTAGATTAGCTGCATGTTCAAGATCAACTCTTACACCTTTAAATCTCATGTCAACTAGACAAGGAAATAATTTAGTTTCCAAATTAAATACATCCATAAGTTCTTGGTTATGTAATTCTATAATTAATCTTTGCCAAAGTTTTAAAGTAGCTTCAGCATCACGTTCGGCATATTCTCCTACATACATTGCAGGTAACTTCCACATGTCTGCTTTAGGATTAAGATCATAACTCTTAGCTGCTTCTTGTAATACTTTCTCATCTTTACCTAAACCTACGTAATGTTTTGCTAAAGTATTTAAGGCATAAGACATTCTATTCTCATCAATCAAAGATGCTGCAATCATAGTGTCAACTATCTTACCTCTAATTTTAATACCTGCGGCTCTTAACCAACAAACATCATACATAGCATTGTGAAATATAAAGGTAGTTTTCTCTTGGTTAACTAAATCCTGGACCCACTGTAAAACTAGTTTTTTGTCCATATTACCACCACCGTCGTGTCCAATCGCATAATAGCCTGCCCAGCCTTCTACGGCCACCGCAACGCCTGCAATGTGTCCTTTTCCAACGACACTACCTGACCCTTGGGTCATTAAATAAGGGTCATAAGTTTCTAAATCAATAGCAACTTCTTTATAACCTGATAAATCTTTTAATTCTTCGGGTGCAACCCATTCAGTTTCGGGTGCAAACAAAGGCATTTGGGTTCTTCTCATTTATAATCTCTCTCTTTCACCATTTCTAGATAATGTATTGCTTTATCTATATCTTGTATACCACCCTTGCTTGAGTGCCTACATATATACTTTATAGCGTTGCCCTCCGCAAAAAGCAACTTATTTTTATTAATGAATTCAGCAGGTTGTATTTTCATCTTCATATAATGTGTGCCTGCAATTTGTTTTAAGTATGGGTCGTCTGTGCTCATGTTACTCCTTTGTTTATTAAATATGCTAAAATTGAAAAAAAAGTTATTAAAACTAAATCTTCAATATAATCTGGTTTATTTTCCATAGTTAAATTATATAAGCCCGATCAAAGTTTTTAGGATCTAATAAATGCAATTCACGCTTCGCTCTCGTCGCGCCAGTATAAAATAATCTATGTAATTCATCCGGGTCATGACTAAAAGTTTCTAGTGCTGCACCTGTTAGGTCCTGTAATAATAAAACGTTGTCGGCTTCTCCTCCTTTTGCTGCGTGTATAGTTGACATTTTAATACGAGGATTTTTATTTATCATCTCACCATTCGCCCTCATGTTACGAATGTAAGTTTCCGTCATTGGATCTAAACCTTCAAATGATTTAAACCAAACGTCAGATTTTAATAATCCATGTTGTTCTTGACATTCCTTTAGTGTATACTTCGCGTCCGAATGCAAAGTTTTACCCTTCTGAAACCCTACTAAAACATTAGATCCTAAATATTGATAGATGTTTTTAATCTCTAAGTGATTTAAAAATTCACCCTTACGCCATGACTCCCAGTTATTTAATGCAAGCAATAGTTTTAATGGTACGGAATTCATACCTTTATATTGATAATACCATCCTTGAATCTCACATAAGTCTTTCGCATCATCTAGAAAATAGTTTGCAGAAGATAACACTAGCCAGTTGCCAGTACTCATATCTACCTGTGTTATATCAGAATATCTTTTTAATAATCCTATTTCATCTCTAGGTTTATATTTTTTTTCAAATCTATTCTGTACTTTGTTTATAATATTTTGAGACAATTCATGTATAGGTCCGCCTGGTATACGATAAGATTGATCTAATACTTTAATGTCATTAACCTCTTCTTTTAAGGCTATGAAGTGATCTACGTCCGCACCTGCCCATTTAAATATAGCCTGATCATCATCACCTGCTATGTAAGTTTTCTCAGCTCTTGACCAAATCTTTCTCACCATCTCCCATTGTAATAGAGACAAATCTTGTGCCTCATCTATAAATAATACTTCAAACTTATTAAGAGTTTCTTTTTTAATAAAGTCTTCAATCAAATCATTAAAATCTTTTAAGTTCTTTTCTTTTTTAAATCTTTGTAATTCTTCTGCTAATAAAAATAATGTGTTTCGTTCTATGTCTATGATATTTTTTCTAGAGTCATAGTATTCTAGTAGATCCATTCTCTTAACTGCGGCTGTGTTTATGATTGTAAGGTATTCATTATCAGAATTAAATGTACCATCTTCTGCTGAGTACTTAGCTGTCTTAATAGGTATGCCACATTTCTGCCCAAATTCTTTATAGTCTTCT